TTGCCGAAAAAGGTAGAAGAAACAGGAAAAGAACTCGATGAATTCACCAAGCAAGCCGCCCGCAACATGCAAGACGCAATGGCTGATTTCTTCATTGATCCGACCAAAGAAGGCATGGATTCGCTAGTTGAATCGTTTGGGAAAACAATCCAGAAAATGATTGCTCAAGCTGGATCAGCGCAACTTATGAATCTACTTTTCGGAGATATGGGAAAGACTGGAGGTGTTGGCGGATTGGTTGGGAGTTTCTTTTCGTCAAGTTTTTTCTCATCAATAATAGGCGCAAAAGACGGGCATGCCTTCGATGGTGGTCAGGTTAAGAAATTCGCATCCGGTGGCGTATTTGGAAACGGCAGAATACTTACCAAGCCGACCATGTTTGCACTTGGCGGAACGCTAGGCGTAGCAGGCGAAGCAGGGCCGGAAGGCGCTTTGCCTCTCAAGCGCATGAGCAATGGAAAACTCGGGGTATATATGTCCGGTGGCGGTGGAACGACAATCAACCAAACAATCAACGCCGGATCAGGAACGGACAAGGCTGAAGTAAAACGCGCCGCCGCTTCAGGCGCTAGGACTGCATTGGGTGTAATGGGTGGGGCGCGTCGATATGGCTGATTTCCTCGAAGAGCGGTTAGATCATCAAAAGATATTGATGGGCGCGTCATTCTCGGAACAATACGCGGTAAATGTCGTTCGAACATCAGGTGGTCAGGAATACCGCTCATTAGTTCATCCATTCCCTGCGCGTACTTTCGACATTTCTCAATTACTTGAAAAGTCTGAAACATTTAATTACATACTGGCTTTGTATCATCGGGCGCATGGGCAATATGCAGGATTTAGGATTCGTTGCTATGACGAATATTCCAGCAATGGAAACATCGGCACGCCGACCGCGTTGGACCAGCCGACGCTGGTACTGACGGCGACGACTCGCCAGATGGTCAAGCAATACGGAACCAATGGAACCGCCGGGGCCAGTGGATACCCATATCGCAAAATCAGGAAGCCGGTAGCCGGCACGGTGCTAGTGGCGAAGAACGGCACGCCACTATCAGGCGGGAGTTTTACTGTCGATACGACGACCGGAATCATTACCGTTCCGACGGCCATTATCAGCGACACGATCACCGCAGGATTCCAGTTTGATTGGCCGGTTCGCTTCAATGGCTCGCTAGTCATTGGTCAGGATTACCCGACCCATCGCAATGCTGACGGAATCGAACTAATTGAGATTTTGAACCCATGAAATCAACTGTCGCTCCCTACCAGACAAGCGTAAAATGCCTGCGCATCGTCTGTGAAAACGGCACGGTAATCCGCCTGACGCGCTATCCGTTCGATCTGAAGATGAGCAACGATCAGGTTTATCAGTCCGATTCTGGCTATGACTTCTCGGCGGTTGTCACTGAAACATCGTTCGCCGCTTCGGCTGTCGATCTGGAAGGATTCGTCGGCGCTGCTGGGATCTCGCGTGACATGATCGCCTCGGGTGTTCTTGACGGAGCCAGATGCTATTTGTTCGCTACCTCGTTCCTGACGCCGGTCGAGGATTATGAACCGCTGATGGCATCGATCCTAGGTAAAACTCAATTAGAGGATGATCGCTACAAGATCGAGGATATGGCGTTGATCGACCTGCTCGGCCAAACCGTTGGAGAAACCTATACGGCTTCCTGTCGCAAGACTTTCGGCGGCCAGGAGCACGGCGGTTGCGGCGTTGATACTACGGCGCTTGGCGTGACAGGGGCCGTGAGTTCGATTTCATCAGACCTCATATTCTACGATTCAAGCCGTGCCGAATCTGCTGATTACTTCGGGTGGGGGGCCGTTAAGTTTACCAGCGGGGCGAATGCCGGCCTGAGAGTCCAGAGGGTGCGTGATTTTTCAGGTGGCGCTTTTACCTTGGATGAGCCGCCTTACTATCCATTGCAAATTGGTGATGCCTATACTGCCATTCCAGGATGCCGCCGCCGGCTTGAGGACTGTCGTGACAAGTTCAATAACGCGCTGCGCTTCGGTGGGTATCCGTGGGTTCCTGTTGGTAGCACATATCTCCATGTTGGTGGCACATGATCCAAGAGCAGATTGTAGCGGCGGCGCGTGCCTGCGTCGGAACGCCTTTCCGGCATCAGGGGCGCACGCCAGGGAAGGGTCTGGATTGCGCCGGTTTGCTGATCGTCGCTTCTAGGGCGGCAGGCGTTGATCCGGTTGATGTGCTTGGTTATCCGCGCCGCCCGGATGGAAACCTTAAAGCGGCACTTGACAGGCAGCCGGGTCTTAAGCGGGTCAATGGCCCGCCGAAAGCCGGAGACTTTATTTTATTCCATTACGAGGATGACGCGCACGAAGGGCATCTTGGCGTCTGCGCCGGAACCAATCTGATTCATGCGTGGGCGCACGCCCGCAAGGTTGCCGAGCACGCATTCACCCCTGAATGGCAACGCCGCATCGCCGCCGTTTATCGCTTCAATGAGGTGACGCATGGCGGGTAAATCAGCGGGCCAGTGGATCGGGACCATAGCCGGCGCGATTATCGGGTTCTTTATTCCAGGGTCTTATGTCGCGCTCGGAGCGGCCATCGGCGGAGCCATTGGCGGCCTGATTGACCCCCCAACAGGGCCTAATATCGTCGGCCCACGGCTTGACGACCTGAGCGCTCAAACATCAACCTATGGCGCTTCAATAGGTCGAGGTTACGGCATTATATCGGTCGTTGGCAATCTGTTCTGGCTTGAAGGCGATGCGCTGCGCGAGCACACCGTCTCTGAAGATCAGGGCGGCAAAGGCGGCGGTGGATCGACGTATGAAAGTTACACTTACAGCGCCACGTTCGCCATCGGCCTTCTCAGGGTCAGCGATCCAGCCAAGGTGTTTGCGCTTCGCCGCTTGTGGATCGGCACGCATCTGGTATTCGATGCCGCAAGCGACAATTTTGATTCTATCATCGCAAGCAATACACAGGCAGATGGCTTTATCTTCTACAACGGATCGGATGACCAGTTGCCAAATGCGAGAATGCAGGCCGACAAGGGTGCGGCGAATGTCTCCGCTTACCCTGGTCTATGCTACATCGTCATCGAAGACCTCGATCTGACAGAAAGGTACAGCAATTCCCTGCCAATGGCGCAGGTGAAGGCCGAACTGGTCGCAGCCGGCACAGGGGATGTGACGCTGATAGAGGCCAGTGAATTGCCAATCGGCAGCTATGTCGGCGGCGCTGCCGATGGGAATATGTGCTTTCCTGGTAGTGTGATTCAAGCCCGTGAGGTTATTTATTACGCGATACAGACTTATAGCGACTGGTACGCGAAGCCCGTCGCGCTTGAAGTTTTTGAATACCGTCCAGGCGAATTCGTTTCACGAAAATTGGTACGCGATGTATCAACCGACGGCGGTGGATGGACAACAAATTTGAGATGTTATGTGACTCAAGCAGATGTCATGTGCAGCGTAGTGCTTGAAACACTTAATGCGGGCAGCAACATCAGATTCAACCTGATCTTGGAAAACGAAACGATCAGAAGCAGCAATGATTTATCCCAGACAAATGTGGCCTACCTGAATTCTGTCGCGGCGGTGGAAGGAACGACGACATGGTTCGCTGGCCGTGAATACGGTGGAAAGTTATATCGATTTGAGGGCGGCATTCATGTGGCATCAAGCGATGCGCTGATTCAGGTTTGCAGTATCGGTTATTCAGAGAACTATGTTTTTTGTCTGATTGACGGTGGATCAACGGAAGTCAGGAAATTCAACAAGTTAACGCTTGCGCTGGTGGCAACCTATACCGCCGCTTATGATGAAAATCATGCACTGACAGTCATCAATGATGACCTGTTTTATGTGACATTGCTGGAAGGAAATATTATCCCGTTCAGGTCAGGCGTCGCGGATTCTCTATCTCCAATTGTCGCCTATGCGCCGAACCCGTACAGGGGTCAGGTCGCCGTCCATTCCGAATCGCCTTATTATGTTTCAACGATCAATATCCAGGACTCGTTACTGTTTGGAGATACTGGGGTTCATTATCTGGCATACGAAACAGTGACGGATATTGTCGCAAAGTTACGCGACGTAGTAATCGCCGAATGCGGGCTGTCAGGAATTGACGCGACAGATATTGACGTGACATCGTTAACGAACTCGGACGTGCGCGGCTACAGAATAGGAAATCTAGGGTCAGTTCGCGGGGCGTTAGAGCAACTTCAGGCAGCATTTCCTTTTGACGTGACGCAAAGCGGATATAAAGTGAGATTTGTGTCACGGGGCGGGTCATCGGTTGGAACAATCCCTGAATTAGACCTTGGCACAGTGGTCGCAGGGGAGGACTTTCCCGTTCTGCTTCCCGTTTCCAGGGAAATGGATTCCCAACTACCTTCGCGTGTCACGGTGCGCTATCTTGACCCTGCGCGTGAGTATGATACCGGCGAACAATTCAGCGAGCGCCCTGGAACGAGTAGCGTTTCAGAACGATCCATCGACTTGGCATTATCGCTGACCTCGACAGAGGCGGCTCAAATTGCCGACGTTCTGATCAGCAAAGATTGGGTAGAGCGGCGCGAGTTCGGACCTTTCACGATCCCGCCAACATGGATTAACCTCGAGCCTGCTGATGTTGTGGCAGTCGAGCATCGCGGGCAAAGCGTCGAATTGCGCTTAACGCGCATTGAGTACATGCCTGATGGACGAATTCAATGCTTTGGTCGGCTGACATCGGCGCAATCCTATACATCGACAGCAACCGGAGAAGACCCTCTAACCGTCGGTCAGTCTTTGGTTCCGCTGAGGGGTAGCACGGCGGCTGTGCTTCTGGATATACCGCGCATTCGTGAAGAACAGGATATATCAGGAATGGCCTTCGGTCTGCTCGGATTGGCTTCCGGCTGGCCGGGTGGTGCGCTGCTTCGTTCTGACGATCAGGGCGTAACTTGGGCGGTCGCTGGCGCAATGAACAGCAGTGCCAGGATATTCTATGCTTCTGCTGCCCTGTCTGCGCATCACGGCTACAGCATAGACCACGGTGCGGTACTCACCGTCACGCCGGCAATAGCTGCGCACCAGTTATCCAGTGTGACCGAAGATCAGCTTTACGCGCACACGAATGTTGCCGCGTATGGTGCGGACGGTCGATGGGAGATCGTCTCGTTCAAGACCGTAGTCGATAATACAGGATCATTCACCCTGTCTGATTTCCTGCGCGGGCTTTACGGAACAGAGTGGACAAGCGGGTTACATCAGGATGGCGACACACTGGTTATGCTCGATGCGACAACGGTCGGGTTTTTCGGGCTGCCGACGACGGCAATCGGATCGGGACGCCTATATCGTTCTGTAACTCAAGGTGCGGCTATCGACTCGGCGGAGTCGGTATCAGATACCTATGATGCAAACAACCTTAAACCGCTATCGCCGGTAGATATTAATGGTCGCCGCGACCCGGCAACGCTCGACTGGACAATCATTATCCAGCGTAGATCGCGCTGGCCCGTCGAATTATTCTCTGGGTTCAGCGTTCCGCTTGGTGAAACGTCAGAGTCATATCAGTGCGATGTTTATGACGGCTCAGGCTATTCAACAGTAAAGCGCACGCTGAGTTCATCAAACAATGAAATCGCTTATAGCGAAGATAACCAGGTTACAGATTTTGGGATTGTGCAAGAAACGCTCTATGTCGATCTGATGCAAATTTCCTCAGTAGTTGGACGTGGAAATGTTTTTAGAACGTCAATTTACGCCTATACGACGGTCGATCCATTTGCCGATCAGGTCTTCCTGTTCATGATGATGGAAGACACCGGGCTGACTGATGCCCTTGGAAATAGCGTTTCACTTACCGGAAACGTTACGCGCTCTTCTAGTTCTGTCGCAATTGGTTCTTATTCTGCATACTTTGACGGCAATGGTGACTATCTGAGTGTCACCTGTGGGTCAACGTTTAATCTTGGAACGGGTGATTTCACATTAGAGGGATATGCCCACGTTGGAAACTACACATCTTCCCGGTCTATTGTTTCAAAATATGCCTCGTGGACAGCAAACGTCGATTTCGCCATTGAAGTCTTGGCGACGACCGGGAAAATCCGTTTTATAGCAGGCGACGGCGCTGCGATCAACATTTCCAGCAACTCAGCCGTCCCGACCGGGACAAACTTCCATTGGGCCGTTTGCAGAGCATCAGGCGTCACCCGTCTGTTCGTCAATGGAACGCTTCAGGCAGCAACGCACACGGGGTCTGTTTCTATCCCGAACGACAAGACAACGTTGAGAATCGGGGCGAATAGCGATTCGACGCCTGGGGACTTCCTGCTCGGGTATCAGGACGCAATCCGATTCACAGCCGCCGCCCGTTACACATCATCGTTCGCGCCACCTACTTCGATGTCGAACCCGTAAGGAAAAACCATGAGTGATTCAGCTGCACCATTTGGCACCGTCGCCATCGGCCAGGGCGATCAGGCTACCAAAGCAAATGCACTATTCGACGCAAGTGCGCCAGTCGCCATCTATGCCAAGAAATATGCCACAACATCAGGGCTAACCATTGGTTTTCATGGTGGGAAGGTGTCTATAAATGGCGTCGTCACTGTCATTTCCGATGGAACTGTGACGCTGACGGCATCAACGACAAATTACATTGAGGCAAACCCTTCTACCGGCGCAGTCACAAAAAACACGACCGCCTACACGCCTGGATACTGGCGGATAGGTCGGGCTGTTACCGGGCCGTCATCAATCACGACATGGTACGACGACCGTTATACAAATTTCGCGCAGCAGACGCGGATGCTGACAAAGGCTTTCCCGACCGATGCGAACTACACGGCGACCGCTGCCGAAGTTGACGTCGATTGGATCAACATCAGCGCCGGCACAGTATCGGCGACGCGGGATTTCATCGTGCCGGTTGGCTTCCCGAAACAATGGGTGGTGACCAACAACACCGCGCAATCGGTGCGTGTCATCGGCGCGACCGGGACCGGCATCACCATCGCCACGCTGAAGACCGCCATTGTGGCAGCGAATGGGACGAACGTGATACGGATTACGGCGGACGTTTAATCCACCGCCATTCATAGCCCACCTTCGGGTTATATTTCTCTCCGATTGGCCTGCGCTCCAACAGGTTATAGTCGGTAAGCCACCTTTTGAGCGTGTTAGCGCATGATGTTTTAGTCATGCCTAGCCTACGCTCAATTTCCATCGTGGATAGCCATACTTCGCCTTCTTTCCATGCTGATCGGTACTTGTCTATCGTGTCGGAATGGCGACGGACATTGATGGTTATCTCGTACTCCATCTTGTGAAGTTTCTTCCTCTCCTCTCGCATGGGCTGGTATTCGGACAGTGGCGTTACATGGCTGAATAGCATTTGTGACAGGTTCATGGTCAAATCTCGAATTTGTGCCTACGCGGAGCGAACGGTATATCCGATTCAATATCATTGCTGCGCGTTGCTCCTTGCGATGACCGTTGAACAGGTTCTTGTTCCTCTGACTTCTTGCTATCCAGATCAAGCGCATTGACGTTCAGTTCAAGCGAGTAACGATCCTCGCCTTCTTTTCCCTGCCATTTGCGATTGGTCAGTTCTCCGGTACAGACAACCTTTCCGCCTTTCTTGAGGTACGGAAACACGCCGGAACCACGCTTTCCCCACAGGATAAACTTGATCCAGGTAGTAACCTTCTTGTCTCCGAATCCTGAATCAATCGCGCCGTTGAATGAAACCACGCTCTCACCTGATGCAGTGAAACGCTGTTCGGCGTCTGCGCCGAGTCGTGCTGTAAATGTACATACGTTCATTTTGTTTCCTTATAGTTTTCCACGTTTGAATTTTTGAACTGTTCCATCGCCATAGCCATTGCCATCGCCATAGCCAT